CTTTATCCTAATTACCCCATAATGGTTTTGCCTGATGATAATATTGGGATTACGGAGACTAGGCGATGGATATACATGAACTCTATGAATATCAAGTACGGAGTGTTTGACGATGATCTAAAGTTTATCCGTAGAACGCCTGGCGGCGAAAAGTCCAAGAGACTTATGAATAATGAAGATTGGTTTTATATGTTAGATGCAACTAGTAAGTGGTTAGATGAAGTTGATTTCGCTGGTTTTCGTCAAGGTAATTTACCACCAGCAGGAAAACCATTTATTGATATCGCTGCTGTAAACTGTGGTTTCTTTTTTAATGGTGAGAAGATGCCTGATGAAAATGAACTAGATTGGTCATTACCAGTATGTGAAGATATTCATATGGTATTACAATTGTTTGAAAAAGGATATACAAATCGTATATGGGATGAGTTTGGTTATATTTCTAAGATTCTAGTTGAGGGTGGATGTAACGAATGGAGAACTTTAGACTTGATTAATAATACTCATGCAAAACTTATTGAGATGTATCCTAACCATGTATCATGGAATGGTATTAAAGAGAATGTTATGGGTGGGGATTTCAAGAAGATTAAAATCAAATGGAAGAAAATGTATACAGATAGTCAAGTTGGAAAGTTACCAATATGATTATTCAAACACTATGGGGCCCAGAAGAAGTATCAGACACTAAAATGTGTTATTCTTGTAGAGAGGTAAAACATTTAGACCTCTTTGCAAATAGAGGACATAGAAAAGATGGTTCAAGAGAAACAAAGAATATTTGTAAAGTGTGTCAACAACACCAAACAAAAGTTCTTAATAAAGTTAGAAAAGAAATACCTAAACCAGATTCAGATCATAAATGTGGTATTTGTGGAGATGATGAAGAATATATTAGGGGTAGGGGCGCATTTCAAGGATTGTCGTCTGCAACAGCAAAAACTATTTGGGTGTTAGATCATGATCATGAAACTGAAACAGCAAGAGAATATATCTGTGACTATTGTAATATTATGATAGGACGTTCACTAGATCGTCCAGAAGTTTTAGAAGCGGGAGCCGCTTATTTGAGGAGACATAGGGGTGATAATTAAACCTATAGATTGGAGAGTTGCAACACTATTCGTTCAAGAACGACACTATAGTGCTGTGATGCCCAAACTAACTAAACATTATCTTGGTACATATGTAGATGAAGAATTGGTTGGGGTTCTAACTTTGGGTTGGGGTACGAACCCTATGGGAACAATAAGAAAGATGTTTCCAGAGTTAACAACTGCTGATTACTTTGAAATAGGTAAGATGTGTATGGACGATAAGATGCCCAGAAATTCAGAATCACAAATGCAGAGTTTAACTGTTAAGTGGTTAAAAGAAAACAAACCAAATGTAAAATATCTTTATACATGGGCAGATGGGATTGTGGGTAAGCCAGGCTATGTTTATCAGGCTGCAAATTTTCTATTCGGTGGGTTTATTTGGACAGATATATATTTAAGTGAAAGTGGAGAAAAGGTACATTTCAGAACTATTCAGAGAAAAATGAAAAAAGAAATGAATCGCATGGACACAAAGTATGGCCCAAGACCAAATGATAAGAAGATGGGTGAATTAGGATTTAGTAGAGTATGGGGGAAACAATTTAGATACATATACCCATTAAATAAAAAGGCCAAGAAGTATCTCAAACAATCAACTATGGATTGGAATATCAACTATCCAAAAGATATTGATTTACAATGGAAGATAAAGAAGCCAGGCGAGGACAAATATACTCTCACAGAAACATTGCCATTTATAGATGGTAACGTAACAAATCACAACTCTAGTAATGTAAATAAGGTTGCAGATAAACATGGGGTTGCTGATTTAAGTGAATTTTTTACTTGACTTTCAACAATAATTATGTTAGGATATACAAATGAAATCAACAAACTTTAATGAAGTTAAAAACTTTATGTCTGCTTTTAAGCAGAAAATACGAGAAAATCCTCAATGGCCCACAGATGAAGAAGTGGACTTGAGGATTGATTTAATAAGAGAAGAACTAGATGAACTAGAGGAAGCTTGCGAGAGTGGTACACTTGTAGATGTTGCAGATGCATTAACTGATATTTTATATGTCACTTATGGTGCTGGACACACATTTGGATTAGACTTGGACAAATGTTTTACAGAAGTTCAAAGAAGTAACATGACAAAATTAGGCGAAGATGGTCAACCTATGTATCGAAAAGATGGTAAGGTTATGAAAGGCCCAAATTATGAAGAACCTAATTTAGAAGGAGTGATTTATGATGAATGATTTTCTAAAAGATATAATTAAAATAACTGGAAACGAATATGCTGATTTAGTATCAGAAGGTGTTGCCGCTGGTGATGTTGATAGTTTTGTGGATACTGGTAGTTACGTTTTCAATGCACTATTGAGTGGTAGTCTATATGGTGGGTTGCCTGCAAATAAAATTACTGCTCTTGCTGGTGAAAGTGCAACTGGTAAGACATTCTTTTTGATGGGAATGGTAAAAAACTTTTTGGATGCAAATCCAGATGCTGGTGTAATTTACTTTGAATCAGAAAGTGCTATTACTAAACAGATGGTAGTTGATAGGGGTATTGATCCAACTAGAATGGTTATTATGCCAGTTACTACTGTACAAGAGTTTAGAACACAAGCGATTAAAATTGCTGATAGATTTTCTCAGCAAGATGTGGATGTAAAACGACCAATGATGATGTGTCTAGATTCACTTGGTATGTTATCTACTACAAAAGAAGTAGAAGATACAGAAGCAGGAAAAGAAACTAGGGATATGACAAGGGCTCAAGTTCTTAAAGCTGCATTTAGAGTGTTGACTTTAAAACTTGGTAAAGCTGGTATTCCAATGGTTGTAACAAATCACACATATGACTCTATGGGTTCTATGTTTCCTACTAAAGAAATGGGTGGTGGTTCTGGATTGAAATATGCAGCCTCATCTATTATTTTCTTATCTAAGAGAAAAGAGAAAGAAGGAACAGATGTTGTTGGTAATATTATTCACTGTAAAAATCACAAATCAAGATTGACTATTGAAAACAAAATGGTTGATGTTAGATTGAGTTATAGTACTGGACTAGATAAATATTACGGATTGATTGAACTTGCAGAAAAGTATGAAGTTTTCAAGAAAGAAGGGCCAAGATATTTGATGCCTGATGGTACAAAACAATATGGTAAAGCTGTTTTAGGTGATCCAGAAAAATACTTCACGGAAGAAGTCATGGAGAAACTAGAAGAAGCTGCTTCAAAGGAGTTTAAATATGGCGGTTAAAATTTTAGACAATTGTTGTAGTCCATTTTATTTGGATATGATTAAACATATTGCATCTAATGATGACAATTGGAATCTAAAATACCCAATGGGTAAACCATTGGATGAAAAACATTTGAAGTTAGATGTCATAGATAACGATGATACTAAACATCCACTACTTGCTGGTATTGCGATGGGATTGTTAATACAAATATATGAAGCAGGGGGTAAAGATTTCTTTGTTCCAGAGATATATTTTTGTGGGTTGTCTATTAAAGATAAAAATAGAAAAGATAACATCCACACTGACCATAACAAAAAAGATAATGTAATTAAAATCTTGGGTGTAGTCAATAGTGATTGGCAAGAAAGTTGGGGTGGTGGGTTTACCCATGATGGGGTTTCTAATTATATCAAACCAACATCGTTTGCACTTTTTGATTCTACAATACCACATGCAGCTTCAGATATACTAACAGACAACAAAAGAATGGCAATTGACTTTACTGTGAGGAAAAAATAATGGAGTTAATGAATTTTGTAAAAAGATATGATAATGTTATTGGTGATGATTATTGTAAATATTTGATAGAAAAATTTGAAGAACATACTGAACAATATGAAACCATAAAACAAGACAGTGCCGATTTTACACAAATCCATTTACATAAACATCCAAAGTGGAATCAAGATGTTTCTACTCTTTTAGATGCTTTTAAATCTAAAATTCAAGATTATAAGATGCAAACTGGTGTTACTAAAGATATGTGGCCTGGTGAGTGGAAGTTTGAAAATATTAGAATGAAAAGATATTTACCAAATGACAAAGAAGAATTTAGACCACATGTTGATGTGAATTGTCTTGACAATGCAGCCAGATTTATGGTATTCTTCTTATACCTTGATGATAATGAAGGTGGTATGACAACCTTTCCATTAATCAATAAAGGGTCGCCATGTAAAAGGGGTAGTCTATTAATGTTCCCACCATTGTGGCCTTGGTTGCATGCTGGAACAAAACCAATAGACAAACCGAAATATATTATAGGAAGTTATTTACACTATGTCTAAAGTTACAATTGAAAAACAAAATATGGAAACGTACATACGGTCTTATGATGATGTATTAGATAGTTCTATTTGTGAAGAATTAATTACAAAATTTGAACTATCTGAAAATCAATACGAAACTTATAATGATAACACTATGAGTTTTACCCAAATAAATCTTATAAGGCATAATGATTGGAGAATATTCTATGAAGATTTAGATTTATCATTTAGGTCTTGTATAGAAAGATATAAAGATGATTGTCAAATTGTTGATAGTATGTTTCCTAAAAGGTTTGGATTTGAACAATATAGAATGAAAAGATATTTACCAGACGGTAAAGACCAATTTAGAAACCATGTAGATGTTATGGATTATAATACTGCAAGAAGGTTTCTAGTTTTCTTTTTGTATCTGAATGAGCCAGAAGGTGGAGAAACAGAGTTTCATTGTTTCAATGGTGAAAAAATAAAACCTAAAGTTGGTAGAATGTGTATGTTCCCACCAATGTGGACTCACTTACATTCTGGTAATGCTGTTATGGGAACAAAACCTAAATATATTATAGGAAGTTATTTACACTATGTCTAAAGTTACAATTGAAAAACAAAATTTTGTATATTTAAATTCACAAAAATATCCAGACGTAACTTGTATTGGTATTAATACTGGAAAGTTCAAGGGTGTGGTGTATAAGTATGGTAACGTAACTTTGGGTGAACCATCTGAAAAAAATGGGTTGCCATTTAAGTTTAGTTATGATATACTAGATACAAATGGATTAAAGAAATCACAATTTGATGAAGAGTTTTTTACATTGATTGGTGATATATTAGTTGAAATTATAGACGAACAAGCTGGAAAAAATGATGGAACAATTGAACAACACAATAGAGAAAACGACCCTATCGAATCTGATAACGAATGATGAGTATTGTAGAAAGGTAATCCCTTTCATCAAGCCAAAGTATTTTGAGTTAAAAGAAGATAGAGTTGTATTTGAAGAAATTGTCAAATTTGTTGACAAATACAAAAAACGACCTACTAAAGTTTCTTTAGAAGTAGAACTAGAAAATCGAAGAGATTTAACCGACACAGAACATAAAGCAGTTGTCAATTTAATTAAAAATTTAAATGAGGCAGAGGTAGATATTGAGTGGTTAGTAAATACCACAGAAAAGTTTT